GCCGTGGATCTGGACGATTCTCCAAAGCGGATATTCCGCTTCAGTTTCCTCGTCTAGCCAACCAACCTCCCCAAGTCCAGGCCCTTCTTCCCTAAGAGCTTTTGCAAGCCACTGGTTCCTTTCGTTCCCTCGCCACCCACGTGGGTGGCGATGACGAAAGGGGTGAACTTGTTGTACCTCGCGACCTCGAAGGCCAGCTTGTAGAACACCTGGGGTCCGGCCCCGATGAAGGAGAAGGCCTTCTCGATGTTCCGCAGCGAATCGAGCTGGAGGTGTGCGACCTTTGCCGCCTCGGTGTCCGACGGAAGCCAGAGCACCGTGGCGAACAACTCAGTGAACAGCGAATCGGTCTCCTCCAGTTCGCCCAGCGCCTGGACGAGGGCTCCGGCGAGCACCTCTCCGGACACATCGAAGTTGGGTTCGGCACCCTCCTTCGCGTCGGGCTTCGTGTCACCGGCTGCGGCGATCAAGCCGCCGACCAGCGGCGCGAGGACCTTCATGATCTTCGCGTCCGCCTTCCGGGCCTTGAACGGGTTCATGGGCGTGAGTTGAAACTTCTCGCCCTCCACTTCGATTTCGATCGGCTCAAGCATCTGGATCTCCCTTCCGTTTGCTTAGGTGAATCTGAGTCAGTTTCCGGCGATGAAGTTGGCACCCGCGCCAGTGGCGAATTTCCAGGTGTGGTTCTTCAGCGCGTCGCCGTAGTCCACTTCCGGGTCCTTCATGATCCACGCCTGAGGGGCGAAGAACGTCGAAGGAGCGGCAGCGGGTCCGGACAGGTCCACGATGGTCAACGGGAAGACCCCGTTGTTCGAGAGCTGGTCGGCGGCGAGAATGCCCGACAGAATCGCGTTGTACGGCGAGGTCTGCTTCAGGGTGATTTCCACCTCGAAGTCGTAGGCGTTCTTGTTGATGCGATCCACGGTGCCGTCGGCGCCCTTCTTCTTCTCGAAGGCGTCACCGGAGCGCGTGATCTTGACGAACGTGCCGTCGGCGTAGCCGGAGAGCACCGTGGCGCTGGTGGGCAGTGCCAGGGTGATCTTGACCTGCGCCGGGTCGAATGTCCGAACGGTCTTGTCCATGGTGGATTCTCCTTAGAACGCGAGGGTGAGGCTGATGGGCACGGTGTTCACGGCGCCCTGCACCCTTGCCAGAATGGTGACTCCCGGGAAGTTGCGCGCGGCCTTGTCGATGGACGAGATCGTCGCGACCTTGGGCACGGTCACCGAGATGGAGGTCGGGTCCACGATGCCCATCGCCGCGGCGGCGGCCATCACACCCTGTCCGACGGACTGTAGCAGGATGCCCCCGGCGTCGGTGAACGGAACCTTCTGCGGGCCGGAGAGCGCCTGCAGGTAGGCCGTCTGGAGGTTGGTGACGATCCAGTCGATGCCCATCGTCACGTCAAAGTACAGGTAGGGTCCGCCAGCCACGAAGCCGCGCTCGAGGAAGTTCATCCCGGCGGTCGTGGAGATCGTGTTGCAGAACTTGCCCCAGGCGATGATCTTCGCGCCCACCGTGATCGCGTCCGGGGTAATTCCGGAGGGCTGCCGGTAGCAGGGGTTCCACGAGCCGAGGCTCATGGGAAGCACGACGCCCAGCCAGGCGGCCGACGCGCTCTCCTTGGGGGTAGTCGCAGCGTGGTAGGTCACCACGGTGTAGTTCCGCTTGAGGGTGGAGATCTGCGAGGCCGCGTCGCTCGTGCCCGTGGCCAGGATCGTGGCGTCCGGGGAGTCCGTGAAGAACGGGCGCTTCGCCGTTTCCGCCCAAGCCGCGACTTGCATCTGCTCGGTGATCGGAGTGGCGGGCGTGATCGGAACGACGACGAAAGCATACCAGTTCGCGTACTCGTTCTGGATCGCGGTGAGCGCGGCGGCCCAGTCGGCGTCGGGCGTGGCGTCGGGAGCGACGGTGCGCCGACCGACCACGAAGCGCTGCACGTTCGGGTTCTGCGAGAGCAGGCTCTGGGCGTACAGGTACACGTCGTCGGTGGTCAGCCAGCCGTCGGCCAGAAGGCCGGCCAGGGAGACGTAGACCTTGGCGCGTCCGGTGAAGCCGGTGATCTTGGTCGAGTTGAACTGGGCCGCGATCATCGGAACGCCGAAGGACACCTGGGAAGGAATGATGCTCCCGATCTGGACATTGACCGGGACGATTTGGTCGAGTGCAGTGGCCATGACGTCTCCTTACTGGACTTCGTTGGTGGAGGTCTCAGCCACAGGGGCTTCGACCACAGGGGCTTCGACCACAGGGGCTTCGACCACAGGGGCTTCGACCACAGGGGCTTCGACCACAGGGGCTTCGACCACAGGGGCTTCGGCAAGGTGCTCCAGCGTGCCGGAGATCGCCTGTGCGGCGATGGTCTCACCTGCGCCTGCGACGGCCTGGAGGCCTGCCTCGACGATCGAAGCACCGGGCTCGCCGATCTTCTCCTCGATCACGGGCGTCGCAGCCTGGATCGTGGTGTCGATCATCTTCGCAGCGGCGGCTTCGGCCACGGGGGCGAGCTTCTCCGCCTCGGCGATGGCAAAACCCTTGAACTTCGCGAGGATCATGGAGACGCCGTGTTTGACGCGCTCCTTGGCGCCGTCCGGGCCCGCGCAGTTGCTGGCGAACTCGACGGCGGTGTGAAGCTCATGCTCCAGGGCGGACCAGCCGCCGATGATCAAGTTGCTCATTTAGGGCCCCAGGGTGGTGGTGAGTGGTGCAGTTGCGATGGATGGTGTCGTGTCCGTCGCGTAGTTGTTCACGGTGAACGCCGGCTGCCACCGCTTCTCGCGGATGAATTGCGTTTCGGTCGACAGATATGGGAGTGACAGAATCTGGTCAGAGATCCGCAGGATCCCGACCCCGTCCGCCTGGAACATCGTTTTGATGCTCTCCAGCTCCAGGCTCTCCTTGAGCGTGCGGAGCAGGTCTCCAGCGCCGCGGACTTCCCAGAAGACGGGTTTCACCACGTAGCTGTGGTTCACGCCCTCGTCGTTGGTGTCCTGGATCACGTCGGCCCTTCCAGCAGGCTCCCAAGAGTTGTCGTCCTCGATCGCCAGATACTGCCCGGTGGTCGGGGGAGACACGTTCAGGTATGCCTGGATCACGACGGTGCCACCCGGCAGCGCAGCCATGGTCCAATCGTGCATGAACTTGTAGAACTGCTGGCCGGTCATTCCCGCAACTCCGCGTAGTAGAGCCAGTGCGTGTTCATTCCAGTGTTGTGGTAGTTCTCCTGGATCAGCTCGTAGTTCTTCGAACCCCACACGACGATGTCGCCCTTCGCTGTGGAGTCGGTCGTGCTGCCAGTCTTGAGCGCGCGATCGGAGTAGACCTTGATCTTCCCAAGGCCTTGCCGACCGATCTGGAGCGCCACCAGATCCTTGTTCGAGGCCGGCTGGATGTCGCCGACGAACGGTACATTGGTGGGCGCGCTATCCACGGGCTGACCGTCCACCCAGGAGGTAGTCGGGCGCACAGCCACGAGGTTCTTCGGGAACATGATCATGTGAGGTCCCACACCGGACGCTCAACAGCGGAGGTGGGCTGCACCTTCGATGTGGTGGTGTTGCGCATCTGGCGGGTGTCCACCAGGGGCTGCTCGGACCAGTTCCCGGCCTGACGACGGCGCAGCACCGTGGAGTCCGCCAAGGCGGGCCAGTCGTTCTCGCCGTCGAACACGCGGTCGAAGCGAGAGCGCCAGAACGACCCCACGTTGTGGAGCACGATCCCGGCACTCTTGCCCTTGAGGAGTTCACGGTATTCCCGAGTCATCACGCCCACGAGCTGCGAACGGAACGCCCGGTTCCGGAACGCCGTGCGATGCACGGGACGCGCCGGAATCAGACGGGCGTACGAGCCCGTCTCGTGAACGAGGGCCACGTCAGCGACGCCGGTGCGCCAGTCCGAGACGGTCGCTCCGTTCTTGCCACGGCGCGTCTTCGGGCGAGTGCCCTCGGCACGATGCCACCCGGCCGTTGCGCAGTTGTCGCGCAGGCCTTGGAGTCGCCCCTGGATCGCGCGCAGGACCTTGTCGTTTGTGATGGTGGCCGTGTGGGAGATGCGAATCATCCTGGCTCCTCCCACATGCTCGAACTCCAGGCGGTGCTCGTCGTGGGCCCGCCAGAGACCGAGATGGGTAGGAACGTCGCGTCCGCAAGGCCCATCAGCTGGCGCCCCCAGACGGTCTGGTCCAGGTCGGGGTCATGCCACCCCTGCTTGGAGCGGGAATTGTCCGAGAACCTGGCCTCGGTGTCCCCTTCCTTCTTCGAAATGAACGCCCCGGCCTCGCCCAAAGGGCGCGTGGCGTCGAGTTGCATCATGTGCATCGCATAGAGAGCGATGGCCAGGGCGTAGGTGTCGTCGGCCCAGGATGTGGGGCTGACGGGAGCGAGCTGGGACGTTGCGAGGGTGATGTAGGTCGACACCCCGGCGTTCGCTGCGAACGCCGGATTCCGGACGGTGATGATGTCCAGAGGTGTCACACCCATCTCCTCAGGAAGGCTTCTTGTTGAACTTGTCCATGCGCGTCAGAATCGAGGCACGAACGTCGTCGCGGCTGTCCGCGTCCTTCCAGAACTTCAGCACGGTCGAGTCGTGGGTGTCGGCAATGATCTCGTCGACGCGCTTGGTGTCGAAGTCCCGAAGGGTGGCGAACCGCTTGACCGGCTTTCCCTCCTTCTTTTCCTCGATCTCCAGCACGACGAGCTCGCCCGACTTCAGCCGACCCTCGGCGTACCACGACACGCCTTCGTGGATCTCATCCTGGCGGAACTTTTCCTTCTCCAGGGCGTCGGCCTTGCGGACCTTGTCCTTCCAGACGTCCGCCTCGATCAAGGAGTACCCCGGAGGGAACTTGACCGCATGCGACTGCGAGATCTCGGTGGGGACCACAATGATGTTGCGGTCCTTGGTCGTGTTGTGGATGATGATCGGATTCTTCATCTTTGCAGTCTCCCGATGCTTGGATGGTGAAAGGGCCGTGGGCGCGAACCCACGGCCCGGAGCACTAGATGCCGTCCGCGACGCAGATGGCTGGGGCGTAGTATGCGATCACGCCTGCCGTGCGGGCATAGCACAGGATCTTGTAGACCATGCCTTCCAACTGCGGGGCGAAGGACTCGAACGAGATGGGCAGCTCCAGGCGGAGATGCTCGGGGTCCTTGACGTAGACCACGGCCCGGTTCGACGCAAGCTGGCCGGCGGGGATGTTCCCAGTGGTGCCGATGCCGACCGACTCGTTGATCCACTCGATCTCACGGAGACCGATGAGGGCCAGGTTCTCCTTCAGGTACGCCAGCACGGTCTTGTCGTTGTACGCGCCGGTGCGGAGACCTGCGAGACGGTTGTACTCGACCAGAGGAAGCAGCAGCGTGGTAGGACGTTCCTTGCCGTTGGTGGCCACGTGGACCGCGGTCAGCATGCCGGTGACGTCGGCGATGATCTGGTCGGGGGTCTTGGTGGACCACAGCGTCGAGGAGCCCGTACCGGTGGCCGGAACGGTGTAGGTGGTCGAGCCAGGGTACTTCAGCAGGCCGTACATGCCCACCGAAGCGTCGCCGAGCCAAGCCACGGTGTCGATCTTCTCGTTGATCGCACGCTCGGCGGCCATGGCGCTGCGCTGGTCGAGCGGAATGCCCGCCATCTGCGCCCTGCGGATTTCCTGGATCGAGTAGGTGTAGGACGAACCCAAACCTTCGATGTTGAACGTCTTCTCCGACCCGTAGGTGTTCGCAGCCGGGAAGTCGGAGGCGTAGTCAGCCACCCACTTCGCTTCGCCCACGATGTCGAAGTACCGGATCTTGATGCTCTCGGCTCCCGGAGGAGCCTCGGACGAGACCGGAATGAACTGCGCCGCACGCAGAGGCTTGTGCTTGATTTCAAGCTGCTGCCTCTGGATGTAGGTGAGCTGGAGCTGGAAGAAGTCGGCTTCTCCGGCGTCCAAGTGGTTGAGGGAGTCCACGCGCTGCCCCTTGCCGTAAGGCTTGGTGGCTTCGGCGCGGAGCTGGTCGAGGGTCATTGCGTCGAGGTTCATCTGTCAGTCCTCCGATCAGGAATCCAGCGCCACGGGAGCCTTCGTGACGTCGAGGTCGGCGAGACCTCCAGACGCCGCGGAGGTCCTGAAGCGGTAAGCGGTGGCGAGGTTGCCGCTGGACACGTTGGTCCACACGGAGTTGGTGGCGTCCCAGTAGGCGGCGTCGCCGGAGTACACGGCGGCACCGACCAAGACCTGGATCTTGCCGACGCGCAGCACGTTGACCACCGACTGGTACTCGGCCAAGGCCTGGCCGATGTACTCGCGGTGCGAGTGGACGGACACGCCCAGCAGAAGCACGGCGGCGGACGTGGTCACGGTCACGGTGGCCTGGGAGGCGCCGCCGGTGACAGTTCCCGACGCGGAGGCCGAGGCGGTCTTGTTGGTGATGGTGATCGTGCGGGTTGCGAAGTTGCCGGCCGCCAGGGTGTTGGGCAGCAGGTTCAGCGCGTTCACCAGGGCTGCGAACGTGGTCGCGTCGTCGGTGACGAAGTTCACCGAGTAGGCGGTTCCGTTCACCGTGCCGGCGATGACGTTCGAGGTGACGAACGCGGCCGAGAGCACGAACGAGAGCGAGTCCGCCTTGGCGTTGAACCCGGTGTCGTCGACTCCCTTGGCCACGAAGACCGGCGCGCCGAAGGCGATACCGGCGGTGTCACCCACAACGACGGTTCCGTCGATGAAGTCCTCACCGTTGATGAGCAGACCGGCGAATCCCCGGTCGATCTTTCCGTATGCAGGCATTGGTTATTCCTTTCCCTTTTCGCCCTTCCAGGCGTCGGCGAGGGTGTCGGAACGCTTCTGGTAAGCCAAAGCCAATTCGTTGGCCGCTCCCGAGAACGCGGTGCCGTCACCGTGAGATTGTCCGCCGGCTTCGGGGGCGGGAGTGTGGGGGTGCGTCTTCAGGTGCGTGTAGGCGCTGTCGACGCGGGCGGCGATGTACTCGTCGGACTTTCCGTCCATCGAGTCGGCGGTCTCCAGGGCGATGATCGCCAGCTGGATCTCGCGATCGGAGGTGGCGGAGTCGATCTTCGCGCCGACCTCGACGCCCTTGGCGATCAGGGCCAGGCGGGCGTCGACCATCTTCTTGACGGACTCGGCGCTGTCGGCGGCGGTGAGCTTCTCGGTCAGCGTGCTAACCTGGGTCTTGAGGGAGTCCAGCTCGCCACACTTGGCGTCCAGAGCGCCCTCGGCGTCCTTCACCTTCTTCAAGGCTTCCTCGGTCGCCTTGTCGGCCTCCAAGGCCTTCGCCTCGGCGGTCTTCTTGTCGGCGGTCAGCGAGTCGATGTGGGAAGCCACGGCTTCGACCACCTCGAACTCGACGCCGCTGTCCAGCTTCAGCTTGGCCATGGTCTCTCCCTTCGTAGGGTTTTGGGTAGTGGTTTTCAGAACCGGCATCGCTCCGTCCATGCGGAGCTTCGCGGCGTCGCCGGCCCGGCCTTCGGACACGAGCGCGACGTGGTTGTAGCGAATGTTCTTCTGGCGGTGGGTGTACTGCGTGCCGTGGAAGTTCCCGCGTTCGGGCACCAGGTCGCAGTTGTAGCCGCAAGAGAGTGAGATCTTCCCGCCCTCGACGGCGGCGACGCCGTCCTGACGCTGGATCACGACCCCCGTGGAGACGTGGTAGGCGTCGTGCCCGGGGGAATGCACCGTGCCGACCCCAAGGTCCTTCACGGACTGCGGGTCAACGCCTTGCATCGGATGATCGTTGGTCAGCGGCTTCCCATTCAGGGAGGCCAGCGAACTTTCGTCGAAAACGTCGTCCGGATGGCGCAGCTCGTAGCGCAGGGTGCCGTCTTCGTTCTGATAGGGGAACACGCCGATGTTCGTGACGACCGCACGTCCGATGAGGTAGCCCTCGGGCGTGCGCTCCATCTTGGCGGTCTGCCAGTCGCGGTAATCGTAGTAGTCCACGCGGGTGACGGATTCCGTCGCGCCGTCCGCGTGGTCCTGCTTGATGCTGTCGATGAGTTCCAGGATCTCCGCGGCGGCGTTCGCCAGCTCCTCGTTCCCGTCTTGCGTGGCGCGGGCTTGGGCTTCGACCACCGCACTGCGGTAGACCTTGCCGGCCTTGCCAAACGGGAAAGCGAAGCAGTCCTTGGAATCCTTCGAAGCGGAGGCTCCGAGGTGGTACTTCCCAAAATGCTTCACATCGGCGCCGTCAGGCCCGAGAAGCCTCTCGGTGTCGGCCGCGTCGAACGTCCAGGCGGAGGTTTTGTCAACAGAGGAGCGTCTCGCCAAGTTCTTGGCGTACGCGATGCCCGTCTTGTTGAGGTCAACGCCCACTTTTTCTCCAAACGCAAAAAAGCCCGACAGGCTTTGCAGCTCGTCGGGCCTCCGGGTTTCGGTCAGCCTGGTCCGTGGTGGACCTATACTCGTGTGAAGCTACGCAAACTTCACGCCGTTGTCAAGGGGATCCTAACAAGCCGCTTGCTGGGTGACCTTCGGCACCCAGAAGACGGGTGTTAGGTGGACCCTCCGGGCGGGATGAGCGGCCAATGAACGAAGCAACAAATAGCTGCAATGGAAATAGCTGCAGATGAATAGCTGCAATGAGCAAAACGATGAAAGCAAATAACGCATGAATATCCCCGATATGCATAACGGAAACCACAATGATATAGTCAAATACTTCTTGACTCTTCCGACAGATGAACTGAGGCGAGAAAAGATAAAGTGGGAAATCACGGCGTCGAACGCAAGGGCGGCGTCCGCAGAAGCACTGCTTATTCGCGAAGCGGAGATACTTTCCGCTGAAAGAGAATCTGCGGAGTCTATTGCCGAAAGT